TAATCAAAGTATATTGTGTATCCTGCTTCAGGTGTTACATCAAAGCGGATATTGTTGTTTGGTAAGATTGTGAACTGTGAAGGTCTGCCACTGCTGACAGCTCCTGTACTTAATGAGCCTGTGCGCCAAGTAGCCCAAGGAACATAAGAGAGCATAGACTGATCCCCTAATCCTATATCCGTCTCATAAATTCTAAACGAGTCAGTAACATAGGTACTTAATGATGGATCGAGCTGTAGATTATTAACAGGCGAGTAGTCTCTCTGACCTATCGTTGTACTGAACACTGTGCTCTCCCAGAGGAAGTCCCAGTCACGCTTGTTCTGTATTTCAATCCACGCAAGCGCAACCCAGTCTACAACTTTCTGCTTCATGCCGCTCTGACTTGTTACAGTCGAGAGACTACTAGATATACCTGCCTCTTGCATTACACGCTGGCAAAGTTGTAGATAGGTCATTGCTTTTTATCCTGATATGATTTGAAATGGATACCGATGCACATCTCGACTCTCTCCAAGGTCTGAGTCAACATGAGTCTCTACTGCGTGATTAAGAATCTCTACTACGGCAGGAGGAACATCAATATTTTTCCCTCTAGGGATAGCGTATTGAGTTCCGTTATAGATGACCGTGACAGGATTCTTTTCAGTCTCCGTCTTTGATATGTTGATTGTTACAACACTTTTTTTAGCTGCTGGTTTTCTAGGACTAGCTCTTTTAACTGCTGGTTTTTCGGTCTCTTTTGTAGCTTCTACTTCTGCCGCACTTACTAAATTACTCATAATAAAATCTCCATCAATGGGAAAACGCTGTCTCGCGACAGGGTGTTCGCATCCTTATTGGACACGCATAAAAAAAGGTAAATATCCGAGTCGATACCCACCTCACGATTTAGTGCCTATAGCACTGGTATGGTAGCTAACTTACGCTAACTACCATAACGGTGATATAGAAAACCACACACCTGTTAAGATGTGTGATCGTCTACTCTAGCCTAATGCACACTCAAGACGAACCGCCCATCCTTCGTTAAGCATCTTAGCTACAAAGTAAGTCTTCCAACCTACAGTTCCTTTCTGACCCAATGGATCTCCGCCTCGTGGCGTACCAGGATTAAGCACCATAGGCTTGATCGCATTAGCTCCTTTCAGAGTGATACAACCAAACGCCTCTTTAGCGATGTACACGATTCCGTAAACATCAACACTTGAAGCACCGCCTCCTGCTGCAATCATAGTAAGTGTAGGTGAGCAAATATAACGCACATCCTCTACTTTTCCGACTTCATAAGGCATAGCCTTCATCTGACCGTACTTCTCTACTGGAACAAATCCAGTCATATCACGAATGTCAGACTCAAGATCAGTATGAGCAAATGCAATATAAGCGGCATCTACAGGCTCAGTAGTATAGTTCGGAGAACCGCCTACCATGCTTGTAATCTTGCGACCTTTGTTACCTTTGATTGTGCGAGTAATTGCACGCTGATCAGCAAGGCTAGGCGCTGCTGCAACAGTTGAACGACCTGCCACACCGTTAGCATAACGAACTGAAGTACCTGCCTTGATTACATTCCAAGTCAAAGTCTCAACAGTCTCGCCAGCTTGCTCTCCTGCAAGCATTGAAGCATCTTTCAATACTGGATCTTCTGCTAGATCAGTCACTTTATCAGTGATCTCAATAACAGATCCGTACTGTGCTAATGTTGCAGTCACATCTTCGTAGCTCATTGCTAAGCTAGTAGGTGGAGTGCCTTCAGTTAGTGCAGTAGTTGCAGCACTGAAAGGTACTGGACGACGGAACTTGACTTGCTCTGAAGTATTTTTCGGAACTGGTTTAGCCAGACCGAATTTAGATAGAACCTCAATAGGCTCTGCGTGAGCCAACATCTCTTTGGCAGCCCAAGCAGTAGTGCGTTGAGACAGACCTGAATAGTTTGTAGTAGCCATTGTATTTTCTCCTTAAATGGACTATTAAAATATGAAGAGTGTTATCGCCTTTGTGCGATCTTCATCTCTTCTTGCTTTGCGTATGCGGCAAATGCAGCATCATAATCATCTTCTGGTATTGCGTTATTCCCACCGCTACTCCTACGAGCAGGGATGTTTGTTGCACCTTGAAGTTGTTGTTGCCTTTTTGCCTGTATATCAGCTACTTCTGATTGCGCCTCAGACTGAGGGGCTGCTTCCGTTGCTGCGGGCATCTGCGAAGATTTGTAATAGCTTATTAAAGAGGAGGCATCCACTGCGTCCTCGCTAGTCTTCATCTGCTGAACTGCCTTCGGTTGGACAGAGAGCCAATTTGTAAAAGGCTCGCTTTGTACTACTTCTTTCCAATCACTGTGTGCGGCATCTAGTGCGGCATACTGTACTTGAAAAAATCTTTGTCGCTCTGCGTGCTGTAATGGTTCAACAGCCTGACCTACCTGCTGTTCCATTTTGTGTGCGAACTGCTCTTCCATCGCACCCATACGAGCATTCATTGCTTGTGCAATCTCAGGATACTCCCCTTCAAACTCTGTCCACTTCTCAGGCGTTATGTCCGCAGGAGGTTTATGAGTCTGTACAGGGATAGCCCGCTGATGCTGAATCTGGTTTATCTTTTGTTGAAGTGCCGATACTCGACCCTCATTACTTCTCTTGTATTGAAGTAACTCATCCCTCTCTTGTTTGATTAGGTCTGAGTCTATAGGCTCTACTGCCTCTTCCTGAAGATCCTTTTCAATCGCAGCAATCTCTTCTGCAACCTCTTCTGGACTCTCTTCCGATATATCTTCAGTGCTCTCTTCACTATCCTCTGCAACTAAGTTATTAAACTCATCTTCAAAAGATACGTCTTCCTCTGTCATCTCGACAGTAGTTTCTTTGCTCATCTTCTATCCTTTGCCGCATCTAGGATGGGGCTGCTAGTCAACTTGACTTAATCAGTCAAAATATTCAGTTGATACAATCGGGGCAGACTCATCATCTGCGCCTAATTTCATCAACCCTCGTATGGCTGAGACCTGACCTCGGAGATATTCTGTATCTATCTCGGAAAGTCCTTTCTCCTCCAGTTCGTTACGAAGTGAGGCGACTTGACTGTTCGCCCACTTCTTAATCTCTTCCCATGTATTAGAGTTCGTATCTATCAAATTCCATGACCTGTTGCAAGCTTCAACTCTGCCTCTTTATTAAAGAGTTCGTGCTTTGTGCTTGCCTTCATCTGCTCAAGACCTGTCTTAGATTGAATCTGTGCAACAGTCTTATCTCTATCAAGTGCGGCATCCATTAACTGCATCTCTCTATCACTCTCTAACTGTTGATGTTTAAATCCTAGTTCTGCTTGATCAATCTGTAGTTCAGCTTGCTTGATCTGCATATCAATCTGCATCTTCTGCTGCTCTAACTGCATAAGCATCTGATCTTTGTTAGGAGCTTGTTGACCACTCGCTTGCTCTTGCTTTATCTCTTCATCAGTTTTAACTAACGCGATTGCGTCTAACTGCATACTCTGTACTGTCTTGCGCAACAACTCTGGAATCTTAAAGAACTGACCATAAGCAGGCGCAACTTGTAGCATCTGAATCAAGTTCTGTGCTTGAATCTCTTTGGCGAGTAGTGCGGAAGAGCCACGAGCATCAACAAAGTAGTCTCCTTTAATCTCTTCTTTATTGCTGAACTGCATATTCCAATCATAAAGCCTTGTTAAGAAAGGCTTAGTTATACTGTCATCATAGTTCTTTACCGCTCTACGAATGACAACATTGGCAGAGTTCATTAGTAAACTCATCCCTGTTGCAGTTCTTGTGTATGTGCCTTGCTCACCTTGCGCAATGATAGGGAGACTTGTCTCTTCATCCGCTAATGACTTGGCTGTGCTGAGGACGCTATTCAACTCGCTAATGTGAGAGTTAATGTCAAACGATCCGAATGCTTCATGAACATTTCGATTCTTATCTGTCATATACCAGAGCTTCTTAGGCGATACAGTCCAGTTACCATCAGCAGGCTCTACAAGCTCTCTGTTGATAATTGTTTGTGGTCCTACTGATAACCCACCGTTGTCGAGTATCATTCTCCACGCGCCATTGATAGCTGCCTGTGCGTCTCTCATTAGGTAAGGGATGCCAAAGCCAAAGATAGAGCCTTCATCCTCCTCCCAACAGAACACAGAAAACGGTCTCTCTTCTGTCTCCATCATATTGATCTCTGCCTTTACGGCTCTGCCATTAACGAACCAAACAACACCTTCATAAACTTCTAATGGATCATCGCTTACCTCACAACCACACGCCTCAAGATCATCTTTACTGATCTCTCCGTGATACTCCCATAGTTCATAGTTATTACTATCTGATTGCGAATACCCGTTAATGGAACGCAAGTCGTTAATATATGAAGAGTTATTTAGAATGTCATTATCTTGTAATACTAATTTGATCTGCTCTTCGATAAAGGCTGGCTGACCAATCAACGCCCTTAACTGCCTCTTGTTCATTGTGTGGCGCTGAAAGAAGAACTCCGCCTCATCTACTTTACGAGCTGACATATCAGGAAAGAAGTCCCAAGGATCAACTCTCTCAGCGGATGGCTTTAAATCTTTAATAATGCTTAATACTTGTGCTGTCTGACCCATCTCACCCGTTACAGTAGACCAACGCTTCTTAGTCTTACCAACAACAACAGGTCCCTTTAAGATTCCAACACCTAAACGCACTGCATCACGAATAACCTCGCGGCATGTTGTATTAAAATGCGCCTCGTTTAACTGGTCATCCATCTCTGTCTGCATTGCAGCGGATGCCTCTTTGGCTGCCGAAATCATCCCTGCTGCCATATCTCTCTTCTCTACAGGCGCACCTTCTGGTGTCATAACCTGCTCACCCATCTCATTAGTAACAGGAGTCTCATCCATTAGATCCATTGCCATCTCTGGTATAGGGGTTGGGCTAATCTCCCAATTCCTATCATCTGTCGGAAATAACATATCAGATAAACGAGCTTCTGCTGCGTTCGTTTTAGATCTTGTGATATTAGCAAAAACTTTAGATGATCCCGCCTTCTTTAAATTCTCCTCTTTATCAGGACTGTACTTGCCTTGATACTGACGCAAATCCTCTATCCAACGCTGCTCAATCTGAGAGCGCAAACGAACCTGCTCATCAACCTTAGACTGAAGACGAGATCCAAGTAAGTCTAACAACTCAGTCATTCTTACTCGCTCTTGAAGTGCTACCTCCTCTTCATCCATCTCAAAATCAGTTTCTTGATAATCCATAGTTCTCGCTCATAAAAAAACCCCGCTAATGCGAGGCTTTGTTTTTTGTGTTGTTTTCCTAATAGTAGATATTAAGTATACCAACTTAACCATACAAGTCAAGAAGTTTATTACATATGTTAATGTTACTTATTAAGTATTAATCAATACCCTACCGATGAGTCAATAATCATAGTGGATACTATTGGTATCTGCTTTTTAGGCTTGTCTGACTTAATGCCCTGGCACAAATACTGAAAAGCATCTGCAAGATGCGAGTATTCGTTTTTGTCCGCTTTATCTGCGTATCTCTCCCCAGAAGTCTGCAACCTTTTAAACCTATACCCACCGTTAAACCCCTTACGCAAGTTGTGGCATCTAGCATCTACCTGTATCGCAGGCTTACCATCTACCATTTTATTTAACCAGAACTTTACAGCCTCCCATCTCGCTAATGGTGAGTTAGTCTCTGTCGGTTGTGCGTAAATCCCCATAGACAACAACTCTTGAAATACCGTTCTCTCATCAGTGTCAGATCTCTTTACACCTGCAGGATCTCCAAACACCTCCAACGGACAGTCCTTATACTTTGTATTTAATAACGGCTGCATCAATGACTCTGTGAATGATCTAATACCCATATCCTCAGAAACTAACTCATCCAATACAATTAACTGACCTCTTGATGTTATCTGAGCAAACGCAGCAGCAGGAGTTAATCCAAAATCTAGCCCCACATAAACAGGCAAACCCCTTATCGGATTAATCTCTGACTCCGATATATGAAGATCATCATTCCACTCTGCGTAAATAGGCTTACCATCCATATTGTCCGCGTATTGCCCCAAGATATAACTCTTAATCCAATTAGCACTCTTACCACTTAACTGCCTCATATAATACTCATGACCGTTAGGAAGGTACTGAATATTCTCAGCATCGGGGTTCGGAACATAATCCACACCCTTTAATAATAAACCTGCGGGCTGCTTAAATAAAACCCAATCATCAGGCTTCTCCTCCTCAAATATCCTGTATATCCAAGAATCCGTTGAGGGTGGATTGGAATCCATAATAATCCCACTCCACGTAGTACCTCCCTCCCTAACAGACGGAAAACGACCAACACGACCCGTTAATACATCCAATATATCTTTAGGTATCTCACGACACTCATTAATAAATGCAGTCGTCAACTCTAAAGATAATAACTTCTTTGAATCTTGTGGACGATCTAACGCTAAAAATAAAAATTCAGCATCCAATGATGTTCCGTCACCTATGTCCTTTATAAATATAGATGCCTTAATAGGTGGCTGCCAATTGATCTTGGCAAATGGTATCCAATCACTGAATGTCGCAAGTGTCGTAGTCTTTAATTCGGGATAACTGTTTCTTATAATTGCATGACGACTCTTCCTAATGCCGTTATAAGGAGCCTGCTGAATAGCCCTCTGTAACATCTCCATTATACAAGTGACACTCTTACCGCTCCCTACAGGTCCCAACATGCACCTGATGAACTTGTTACTCTTGTGAAATGCAGCACCTGTCGGTGACGCTGAATACTCTATTGCTTGAGCCATTAACTCTCCTTAATAATTGAAAACTGGTTCTGGGGGTTTTTTGGGAAAAAAATTATGGGAATTGTCTCAGGGGTTGTATATATATATTACACGCACGCACGCTCGCGGGTACGCTTCTACCCCCCCTCCTCGCATTATACATACGCTCCACCTGCTCCTTTTTTCTTTTCACCCACTCATTACTTGCCTTGAAAAATCCTCTAATCCAGAATCAGCACCAAAGAGCAGACGGCAAGCATAGCAACCTTGTTAGGCAGACCAGCTACACTGGTTGTCACCCACCTCATCACGAGGCAGGCACGAGCTATCATCAAATGTTACGGAGTTCTCGCTAGGTGTTAGCGTTGCCGAGTTGAAATAAACACCTCGCTATGAATGTAGCGATATGAGGCTGGTCGATTGATCGACTTCATATCC